TCCCCAAACCTCATTAGTCTTCACCTTTTTAAATGGTTTACTTTTCTCTGTTGTTGGAATGGAGATAGAAGGATTTTTATTCTTTCTCCATTTCTGAACTTTACCAATAAGCTTTCTAAAATCTTTTGAGATGTTAGAGTTAAGACTCAGATCCATTTTCTACCCTTATAAAATTTCACAACCACCAGCAGAACAAGCCAATTCCTGTGACGCTACTGTATGATCATCTTTTTCATACTCAGAAAGTTTCTTCCAGTCAACCTCTTTTGGCATTTTATCCAAAAGCTCTTGGTATTCTTCCTCTGAACAATCCTGATAAGGTGCTTGCTTGTAAACAAAATCAGAGAACGGAAGAAAAGAAACACCGGACATGGTGTCAAAGTTTTCATAAACCCAAGCACCAACTTCCAGCCACTCATGTTCTTTAACAGAAATGGTCACAGAAGGCTTATGCTCACACCAATGTTCCTGATACGTTTTCCAAAGTTCCAACTGTTCAATTGCAGTCATATCTGTTCTGAAAACAGAATCAGCACTACACTTGATAGGAAACGAGAAGACAGCCGTAGAATCTGGTTTTGTTACGTCATCTTCTACAGGAAACCCTGCCTCAACCATCATCTTTGTCAGCGGGTCTTTCTTGTCACCACGTACTGTACGAATGTAATAAGGATTATGACGGGCATGAATACCAGATGCAGAATCAACCAACTGAGACACAGTACCAGAAGGTTTAACGCAAGTAATAGCAGCAGACTGATTGATTCCAATATCACCCGCATACTTTTCATTAACCTGTACAGCAACTCCTTTAAGACCTTCAAGCAATTCTCCTAAGTTATCGTTCTTATGAGTCATCATAGGATTATCTACAATGCCTGTCAAAGAAACACCGAGAAGTCTTTCTTCTTCACAGTTTTTCTTCCACTCTTTCGAAATGTATTTAAAGTTCGTCAAAGTGGACTGGAAAGTGCCAAGGATTGTTGCCAAACGAACTTTCTTCGCCAAGGTCTCTTCGTTGTCTTCTGGACGTACAACAACTTCAGAAAGATTACAAAATTCTCTTGATCGTAAAATTATCTCCGAACATGGATTTGTTCCGAAGTCATAATTCGGATCTCTACGGCCATTCTTCTCAACAATCTTCTTAGCAGCCTGTCTACTAAAGATACCACGTTCACCAGACTTAGAATCGTAAAGAGACTTCCATTCGTCCATGAAAATACCGATGTCTGGCTTTTCCCTATAAGCAGCAGAGTTATTAGCCAAAGCTCTTTGAAGATCGTGCTTATACCATTCACCGGACTTAGCAGCCCTCATACGGTCATCAAAAAGATCAGACAGGGAAATCAGTGCAGATCTTCTTACACCGCCTACAACGACAATCTCAGCAATCTTACACATGATGTCGTGACACTCTAGTGTAGTAAGTTTTCTACCAGCAGCATGTCTAAAGATATGAACACAGAAGTTAAATAAATCCTCTAAAGGTTCTGGACCAGAAGCACGGCCACCAAAAGTTTTAAGAGGCGCACCTGCTGGTCTTACTTTCGACATATCCCACTTTGGAATCTGGCCGACATACAACATACCAACAAGTTCTTTAAGAGCTTTTGCCCAACCTAACTTGGAGTCAGCAACAACAATGGTTGTATCTGTATCATTAAACTCATCTGCCACCACACCAAGCTTATTTGTAAAGTCTTCTTCTACGGAGAAACCTACGCCTGTACCATTCATCAGAATGTACATAGCTTCATCAAAAGAAACAGCTTTGTCGATAGACAAGAAAGCGCAGTTATAACCTGCAATGTTATCTTTTCTAAGAGCCTCACCTGCAGTCATCATAGCTCTCATCGAAGGCATCACATCCAGACTCAAAACAGCTTGTTCAAGCTCATCACGAAGATCTTTTTGTAAAGTATATCCGTTGTTTTCTTTAAGATGCTGTTCAAAGAAATCAAAATATCGAGCTACAGTTTCTTCCCAAGTTTCTCGACGGTTCTCATCATAAAGCCATCTGGAATAACGGGACAGGTGGATATACTGCTGATACAGAGTAGGCAGGTGATTGCTCATCTAAGAAGCTCCTATTTTTACTTTAATTTGTTGATATAGATTGTGGGGTCATTTGTTTCCATTGTCTCACCATCCTCAATCAAAACAACATCACCTTCGGTGATCTGAAGTGTTTCAGCTATAAATTTGATTGTCTCAGGTCTAAATGCAATCAAAATTTGACCGCCTTCTTCTACTACCATACCCACATGCTTCTTTAGATTTTCTTCCACTTTGTAAACTCCAGTTTAGCCTTTAACCCCGAGAAGGTTTGGCTTTTGATTATAAACTTCAGGTCATTGCTGTCAATTCCGGCAAGGATCATATCGTTCATATCTTTTTCCTCGATATAATCAGGCCAAATGACAATCTTTTTGTCCTCAGAAATACACTTCTCTATCTTACTAACAATCTCCGGACTCCGAGGTTCATTATCGTAGATAAAGACAGCATTTGAGTTGGTGGAATATTTAGAGGAAGTGTCCGAGCCAGCCATTGCTATACAGTTAGGAATAAAGAGTGAGTCAATTGGTCCTTCACAGATATAAAAAGTCCTATTGATGTTCAGTCTCTCTAAACCAAAGATTTTATCATGATCTTTGAATTTTACCGTAATATACCGTATCTTTGAGTCCGGTTTAAGAGATCTTCCTTGTACTGCAAAGACATAGCCGTTCTCATCGAAAAAAGGTATGACCAACCTACCTTCATCATGAGTTGTATTAGCAAATTTATCTGGAACATGTTTGTTTATCCACTCTTTAAACTTAGGTGCATAATAAAGTTTGTGGTGAAACTTGTTCTCTATCTTACGTTTATCAACATAGACTTTTGCCTTATGATCATAACGTAATTGTGATACCTTCTTAAGTTCCATAAGAGGAGCAAACTTATCGTTCCTTCTCTTTCCAAACTTAGTTATATCAGTTTTGAATCGCTGCTTATCTTCTTCAGGCTGATTACCTGAAATACTTTCTAGTTTAAACTCTCCATAAAGAAGAGGATTAACTTCTTTTAGAAAGCTATCAAAATGCATACTGGCAGAACAGTTATGACATTTGAAGAAGTGAGTACCCTCTTTATGGATAATATAACCTCTAGTCTTTAGCTTATCCTTTTTTGAATCACCACAAATAGGACATCTAAAGTTATAGGTATTATTACCTTTATTCTTGAAGAGAGTTAAGGTGTTAGAGAGAAGACTAATGTACTTAGCTTCTGTTAAGAAATTGTTTTTCATAAAACCTCCACAAGGGATTATACAGAGGCTTTTGAAGGTGTCAACCCATTAAAAACTTAGCTATTGATTCCATGTTAGTGACTAAGAACATAATACCTGTGATTGCACCCAAGAAGATCCATCTCCATCTTTCAATACTATCAAACTTATGATCAAATGAATCTAGTTTTAAATTCATTTCTACCTTTAGCCTATCAATCCTCTCATGGATAAGCTTTTGTCCGTCTGTGAGGGCTTCCTTGGCGTCTTCCTGTACGTTTAGACGTTGATCGTGGACAGCAACAATCTTTTCGATTGAAGCAGATAACTCAGTAAGTTTTTCGAGTGTTGCATCCATCTTCTCAAAATACCGGGAAAAGTTAGATACCTGCTGTTCCAAGACAGCCAGCTTAGATTCGTGGTCCATTCTTATGACTTCTTAGTAAATTTTTCGATTGTTCTTGCACCAAACCAGAATCCCATAATGGCACCGAAAATGGCTTGGGTATTTTCGTCCCAAATAAACTGAAGGGCGATTGTCACGTCCATGCCACTGTCAAGGGCATACCAAAAGGCATAACCTTTGATTGCTATGAACGTGAGAAAGAAAACATAGGTGATAAAAGGTCTGACAGCAGACTTGAATGCTCCGAGAACGCCACCAGTGTTAAGCTTAAGATCATGATCACGAAGAGATTGTCCCTCTGAAATAGTTGCTCTAGTATCTTCAATAGTAGCGTCAATCTGCTTCCCCATTTTCATGGCTTCGAATTGCAACTGTTGTTGCATTCTCATTTTTTCTAATTCGAGCTTTTGTTCTTGCTCTTTTGCCTTGTTATCCTGAGAGTTTTTAGCAAGGCCAATAAGGGTAGGAATTGAATTAACCAAGGAACCACCAAGAGTTCCTACCAATGTCATAATCATATCTACCCCCGTTTAATTACCGTCTCATAAGTCGGATAAGCCTTTTTTGTGCATCATATTGATTCATATTATGAAAATTATCACTTGCTTTCATTACTTCAGGCTCCTCAAAATCGTCCTCTTCACCTAAAGCAAGATCAGTCATTTGTTTGGACCGATCCAAGTAATCTACGATTGAGTCATAATATTTATAATTATCTAGTTTGTACTTTTTCATCTGAGAGGGAGTAATTCCCGGTTCGCCATCAGGACCAACACCAATACCTGCAATAGCCCCTGATCCAGCAGAAACTGTTGGAGCTTCTTCCTTTAGAAAAAAATTTCTAATATTTTTTTTAGGATCTATCATGCTTTTTTCTTAACAGTTCAATTACGTGGTTATCCATATTTATCGAAGAAGGATAAATTATCTTGTTTTCAATTCCTATATTTTCAATCTGTGTCGGACATCGGTTGATACAAACTAAAAACGGAACAAGAATATCCAGATAATTTGACAATTTTAAAAAAAGAATTTTATTTGCAAACTCGCCAAAAACGTTAAAGAGAACTAAGAGATGGTTTAATACAAGCCGATCCTTCAGTTCTCCTGTTTCTTTGTACTTGTTGAAAAGACGTTTTATATACGAAACTCTTTTCAGATCATCATAAAATTCAACAGTATCATAACAATTGGGATTATCATAAAAACGTGCCGCATAAAGCAGCACGTTTGATTCATCAATTTTTTCGTTCATTAACTATCTGGGAAAATGCTATCGTCCAGAGAACCTGTTGTGTTAGCAGCAGTTGTAAAGCCAGTAGCATCATTAGCAATAGAACTCATTGCAACCAGAACTTCGTGCTTAGTTCTAGCATTGCCGTGTGTGTCAGTGTAAGTTGTTCTCGTAATCCAACCAGCATGACCGACATCAGTGACGCCTTGTTCTGCAGTATCAATACCAAACACACCAATTGCAACATTGGACTGTGCTGGGTTAACACCATCAGAAGTGTGGTTGTAAATAAAAGAGTTTGCTGTGGTGTTAGCAAACATTACATAGCCATTAGCAGCGTTACCAGAAATGATCTGGTTAGACGGAGCATTGCTTGCTTGATCGTTTCTTCCCCATAAAGGCATTTTAATCTCCTATTAAGAATTCTTTTACTATTTATAATTATCTAAGTTTATCTAACTCTCTTGAAGCACGTTCCTTTGCTGATCTAACAGCCTTTGGAATCAAAAACAAAGCACCTAAACCAGCGAGACCCAAACCTATTTTCTTAGGATCGCCACTCAACACATATTCGGCGGTAGTTCTAGCAACTTTCTGCGTACCAGAAAGGCCAGCTTTACCCGTACTTGGGTTAAATGTTCTTGTTGAAGAAATCCTCGTTGACATTAGTTATCTACCTTTGCGTCTGCGTGATATAATTTCATATGCTTCTTTAAATTACCGCCATCCATAGGAAGACCTTTCCCGAAAGGTTTTTTTAATGTAGAACATATAGCACACATTTTTTTCTGAGAATTTAATCTTGCATTTTTAATATTTATTTTACCACTTTCTTTCATAGAATACCCTCCCGGATTTCTAGAGGATTTGCCCCCTTTAGAGTGCCATTTTTTTCTGTTAGAGTCAGAAAGACTTTCAAGCATTGCCTTTCCTCCTTTTTTTCCAGCATCAGATGCACCTTGAACAAATTTTCCATTTATCACCCAAGAATGACCAGCATCTAAATGTATTTTAGCATGTTCTTGTGGCGACACTGCAATTAAGTTTTGGGGATCATTATTATTAGGATCAAAATCTTTATGATGAATATGATATCCTTCTGGTATGGAGCCATGAAACGATTCATAAATTTTTCTATAAGGGTTGTTTATATGACGAACGCCCATCAATCCAAATCCGAAACAGTTTTATCTTTTTCCCACATTCTACATGACCAGTATTTAGGTGTGTGGCGGTCATCTTCGTATGTAACAGCATCACATCCATGTCTCGATCTAAAGGCTGCTCTTCTTTTTGGATCATCCCTTTTAATTTCCATGTTAGGATCACCAAATTCTACTTTAACAACATTTCCTGTTTTAGGGTGTGTGACATATACACGGAACTTCTTTTTGCTACCAGCAGGGTTTCTGATAGGGTCTCCGAGCTTTACCGTCTTGCCCTGATACTTTGCCTCCTGAAGATGCTCTTCACTCTTTGTCTTCTTCTTTTTCTTTTTCTTGTACTCTTGGTACTTCTTCCAAAGATCCTTATCAGCAGTAGTTCTCGTCTTACCTCCCGTAGCAAAAGAATTAATACGGGCATAACCCCACTGATCAGGTGTTGTGCCGGGTCTATGGCCTGTCTTCCATGCTGCCTTACCCCGTTTAAACACTTGATTTAAGATCGAATATGGAATGCCTGTTTCTTTTGCCTTCTTACGTACACCTTTGTTGAAGACTTCTACAATTTCGATTTCTTCGCCAAACATTTTTTCATACTTTTTTGTATGCTTGCTTGGTTTCGTCTCAGCATCTTTATCGCCGGGTGCTTGCTTGTAAGCTTTTGCATCATCATCTTTAGACTCAGAGCCTTTCTTAAATTGCTTTGCCCGTGCTTCTTTTTCTTTCTTACTAAGACCTTTGTAGTATTTCTTCGGCTGTGTACCCGGCTTGTCTTTAACATCGGGATCTTGTTCCACCTCAGTTTTCTCGGAAAGAACGTCACCAGTTAAAGCAGCCAAAGGGTCGAAACTAGAAGTAAGACCGCCACGGTCATTCTGCTTATCAAGAATACTTCTCAAAGCTTTGTCTTTGTACTGCCGAATAGAGTCTTGCTTTTGCATTGTCACATTCATTACATATTCATATTCCGAGTCAGTCATAGACTGCGGATCTTTAACACCGACTTCCTTTGCAACATCCATCATGACAGCACTCATTGCTTGTCCTTCGGCATCTTCATCGTTTTCTTGAGAAGTTGGATTAGCAATTCTTGCATGTGCAGAAGCTCTTTGAAGTGCTGCTTGGTTCTTAGAAGCTCCCCTAGAAAGAGTCATTCTTCCGGCATTTCCAGACTGGATTGTGGACTTTGTAGCAAAAGCTTCAGTTACCACCGTATTGGAGTTGGGATCATCAAGTCTCAATTTATACCGAGGTTCTGTGTCGATAATATCCTTTGGATTTCCAGAAGGGGTCAACATAGCCTTAATTTTTTCTAAGACTTTTGGATTAACCTTTTTTGACTCTTTCTTTTTAGCCATT